AATAGTAGCTGTGTTTACTAAACTAGATAATAGCGCAATCGTATTTAATGTTACTGGCGTGAGCGCGCCAAGCGTACTAAGCGTTGCCGCAGGTGACTATCTAACGGCAGATTTACAAATATCCATACTAACGAGCTGGAGCTAAAATGGCACTAACAGATGAGGAAAAAGCGTTTTTAATCAAAATTGGCCAAGAGCTGCCAGTAGAGATTAAAGAGACAAAAACAAAAGAGACACCTACAGAAAAGGATGAGGCATAAGCGATGGCCGTATATTTAAGTAATGGAGTGGTGGTCACGCTTAATAGTGTGGCCCTATCAGATCACGTAACAAGCGCAACTATTAACCGCAGCTTTGACGAGCTAGAGGTTACAGCTATGGGCGATACAGCCCATAAGTTTGTTAAGGGCCTAGAGGCCAGCACAATTACTCTAGACTTTTTAAGCGATACAGCTGCAGCAAACGTAAACGCAACTTTGCAAGCTGCTTGGGGTACAACAGTAGCCCTAACGCTAAAGCAGACAAGCGCGGCAGTATCAGCAACTAACCCGCTATACAGCACAACAGTATTAGTAAATAACACTACAGACATTAACGGCGCAGTAGCCGATATTGCTACCCAGTCAATTACTTTTACCTGTAATTCTGTAATTGTAATTACAACTTCATAACTAACTAAGTAAAGGGGCTAACACAATGGCAAGACTCAAAATAACAAGGGCAGACGGCAGCGTATCGGATCATCAGATTACGCCACGTATTGAGTATGCCTTTGAGTTATATGCAAAAAAAGGCTTTCACAAAGCCTTTAGAGATGATGAAAAGCAAACAGATGTGTACTGGCTAGCCTGGGAGTGTTTACGCACAAGCGGGCAAACCGTACCGATGTTTGGGGCAGAGTTTTTAGATACCTTGGTTAAGGTCGAGGTGCTAGATGATGACCCTTTGGAATAGTGGGGCGCGGTAACTTTGGTTACCTCATAGCGCAGCTAGCCGTGGAGACGGGTATCGCGCCTCAGTATTTATTAGACCTAGATAATGTGATGTTTAAGAATATATTAAAGGTGTTAAACGATAGAGCTAAGGAGCAACAAAATGCCAGTAGAGGTAAGGGGCGGCGTTGAGCTACGCAAGGCGCTAAAAAAGTTTACCCCTGACCTGGCTAAAGCATTGCCTAAAGAGGTAGCAGCTGCCCTTAAACCTATAGTTAAAACTGGCAAGGGATACCTGCCCGATAATGGACAGATACTAAGCGGCTGGGTAACACGCCCTAATTCTATGGGTACGTTCCCTACCTATGATGTAAGCATAGCTAAATCTAAAATAGGCTATAAAACCACACCCTCAAAACCTAACTCTAAAGGCTTTAGATCCCTGGTCAGTATATTTAATAAAAACGCTGCAGCATCTATTTATGAGCGTATGGGTAAATTAAGCCCTGAGAGTGTCTTTGTAAAAAATCAACAACAAAAATATAACGCACCTTTTAAGGGTGAAGGCAGGATGCAAGGCCGTGTTTTATTTAAGGCCTACGATGAGAATAACGGCAAGGCTAGAGATGCAGTCATTACAGCCATTAACTCAGCCGCAGCAGCCCTTAATAAAAGTACAAAGGTCTAATTATGGCCAGCGTAGTTATAGATATAGCCTCCGAGTTCACAGGCAAAAAGGCTTTTAAGCAAGCCGAGACAGCTACAGACAAGCTTAATAAATCGGTAAAAAGTTTAGCTAAGACTTTTGGCCTTACCTTTGGTACCGCGGCAGTTTTAGCCTATGCCAAAGCATCAGTAAAGGCTGCCGCTGCAGATCAAAAGGCCCAGCAACAGTTAGCCCTGGCATTAAAAAACGTAGGCTTAGAGCGCGATGCCGCCTCAGCTGAAAGATTTATACAACAGTTACAAAGTGAGTTTGGCGTTGTAGATGACTTGTTAAGGCCTGCTTATCAAAAACTAGCAGTAGCTACAAAAAAAACAGCCGAGACACAGCGCCTATTAGGTTTAGCTTTAGACATAAGCGCATCTACAGGCAGAGATTTAGACACAGTAACAGGGGCATTGAGCAAGGCATACCTGGGTAATAACACAGCCTTAGGTAAATTAGGTGTAGGCATATCTAAGGCAGACCTTAAAACTAAATCTTTTAAGGAGATTACAGACAATTTAGGTAAAACTTTTAAGGGTTCAGCTAAGGCAGCCTCAGAGACGTTTGCAGGATCTATAGCTAAGTTAGGTGTGGCTGCAGCTAACGTGCAGGAGATTATAGGTACAGGGCTTATAGATGCCTTAAAATCACTAAGCGATGATACAACTGTGGCAGACCTTGCTACTAATATGCAAAACCTAGCCACTTATACAGCTGACGTTATACGCGGGTTTGGCCTTATGGCCGCTGCTTTGCAAAAAATACCTGGGCTATCAGGATTAACAGGAGCTAGCATAGTTCAAGCTATTCCAATTTTAGGTAGCTACATAACTTTACTAAATCAAGCTGGGGCACAAGCTAGACGAGTAGCAGAGGTTGGCGCTCAAAAAAACCCTATCCAATCAGGTTCATACTTGAATCCAAAAGCACAAATTAAGGCACAAACAGATTTAACTAAAGCTACTAAAGACCAGTTAAAACTGGCAAAAGCTAAAGCAATTTTTGACCTACAAAAAATACAAATTGAGGCAGCCCTTAAAGGCAAGATAAGCGAAGAAGATCGTATCCGTCTATTATTACTAAAAGCTATACAAGAAGAAAATATAGATGATATAGAAAAATACACTAAAATGCTTAATAACGTTCAAGCCAAGGTGACAGAATTAAAACAGGTCTTAGAAGATACTTACAATATGGATGCAGGTAATCCTTTTATATCTTGGGAAATTGGTTTAGACGGAATACAGCGTGCACTTATTGACATAGAAGGTCAATCTATAGAGCTAACTAATACGCTAGCTCAAAACTCTTTAGCTATGGGTTTAATGGGTGGGGCTAGTTTTGCACAGGCTTTGTCAGGTGCGCGTTATGCAGCACAAGGAGCAGCGGCAGCTGGCGTAACTGGCAATTTGGGCACATTGCCCCCAGTGACCTCAACAACCACAACCACCCCAACCGTCACAAATGTTCAAGTCACGGTGCAAGGAACCGTGACCGCCCAAGCGGATCTTGAAAAGGCAATACAAGATGCCATTAACGCATCCAATGCCAGCGGTAATTCAGGCCTCTTAACCCCTAAGACTTGGCGCGGTGAGGTCTAATGGCTTTGCCTGCAACTTTAGGCGTAACTATAAACTTTAGTGACGGGCCTACTTTTGGCTATCCTTTTACTATTGGTTCTGCACTTTATGGGGTTTTAGGTGTAAACGAGCTTAGCTCCTCATCAGCTGCAAGCCTTACTATGGATTTTAGCGCGCAAACTACGCAGATAACTGTAAGGCGAGGACGTGATTTATACACAGATATTTATAACTCAGGTATGTGTATTGTAAAAATACTTGATCCTAACGGGGATTTTAATCCCCAAAATACGCTTTCGCCTCTGTACGGCTTTGTAAAACCCTTACGCAAAATACAGATTACGGCCACTTACTCATCTGTAGAGTATTACCTATTTAGTGGATATACCTCAGAGTACCGTTATACATATCCAACAGGGCAAGAGATAGGCTATGTAACTGTTACCTCTTATGATGCTTTTAAGATATTTAACTTAGCTCAAATTGGCACCGTTGCCGATTCAGGCAGCGGCCAAGATACGGGTACAAGAATTAACCGCATACTTACTCAAATAGACTGGCCTAACAGTTTACGATCTATAGATACAGGTGACACTATCTGCCAGGCTGACCCTGGGACAGCTCGTACAGCTTTACAGGGTTTACGTGTTGCAGAATTTAGTGAGCTAGGTGCATTTTATATTGACTCTACAGGTATAGCTGTATTTAAGAGCCGATCTGCAACTGTAGAGACACTAGACGATGCGGCTACAGTTTTTAATCAAACTGGTGGCATAGATTATGCAAACCTAAAGTTTGCCTTTGATGACAAGCTTATTATTAACTCGGCTAATATAACAATGATAGGCGGGGTAACTCAAACCTACACGGATGCCGATAGCGTAGCTACTTACTTTTTACACTCTGTTGCCTCTAATAACCTCATTATGCAGACAAACGCAGAGGCGCTAAACCTGGCTACTACCTACGTATCTAGTCGAAAAGACACCACTATCCGTATAGATTCAATAACCCTAGATATGCTTACACCTAACTACAGCGCTGGGGTTACAGCTGGCCTAAGCCTGGATTATTTTGATAACGTGACTATTAGCAATATCCAGCCCAACGGAGACACCATAACTAAGACTTTGCAAGTGCAGGGCATCACTCACGATATAACCCCTAACAGCTGGTTTAGCACTTTCAACACAATGGAAGCTATAACGGACGGTTTCATCATAGGTAATGCAGAATACGGTATTCTAGGCGTATCTCGTCTAGCTTGGTAAAGGAGAAGAAAAATGGCAACAGGCTTTCCAGCATTAACTGGAGACGTATTATCAGCGGCGATGTATAACGGCCTAGTGGCCTTTACTCTCAATGCTCAAACAGGTGCGACTTACACCCTAGCATCAACGGATCAGTATCAAGTTTTAGTAGTTACATCTAACGCATCTACTAAGACAGTAAGCATCCCAACAGATGCTACTTACGCTTTTCCAAACGGTACGGCTATTACTATTTTGAACACAGGTGCAGGCTTATTAACAATTAACGCAACTACACCTGGCACAACTACTGTAACTAGCGCAGGTGCCACGGCAGCCTCTCCTACTGTTGCTCAATACAAAACAGCAGTTTGTATTAAAACTGGTACAAATGCTTGGACAGTCGTAGGAGCCGTTGCATAATGATTACAAATGTAGCGGCTGGACTTATTGGCATACCTGCTGAAACTAGAGCTGTAGAGTTTTTAGTTATTGCAGGCGGTGGCGGCGGTGGAGCTGGAGGCGGTGGCGGCGGTGGTGCAGGTGGCCTCTACTATGTATCAGGTGTAGTAACAGTAGGTAATGCGCAAACAGTGACAGTAGGTGCTGGTGGTGCAGGTGGTGGTACAACAACTTTTGGCACATCAGGCAGTAACTCTGTTTTTGGATCTATAACTGCCGCAGTAGGCGGTGGTGGAGCTGGTAAAAACAATGTTGCGGCACAAACAGGCGGGTCAGGCGGTGGCGCTGGTAACACTAATTCAGCTGCGGGGTCTGCTACATCAGGGCAAGGTTTTGCAGGTGGTGCCACTAACCCATATTCAGGTGGCGGCGGTGGCGGCGCGGGTGAAGCTGGCAGTACAGACGGTAACGGTTTTGGTGGAGACGGATCTAATGCGTACTCAACCTGGGCTAGTGCAACCTCATCAGGCTCAGGTGGATATTACGCAGGTGGTGGTGCATCTTATGATAAAGACGGATCTGGTGGCGCGCCTGATGCTGGTCTAGGCGGCGGTGGCGCACGTGATACAGCGGGAACAGTTAATACTGGCGGCGGTGGCGGCGCTTATAGTGGCGCTGGCACAGCGGGCGCAGGCGGTTCAGGCATAGTCATTATCCGATACGCAGACACTTTTGCTAATGCAGCCAGCGTTACAAATGGCACTCTATACACAACAGGTGGATATAAGTATTACAAGTTTAACTCAAGCGGAAGCATCACACTCTAATGGCACACTTTGCAGAGATAAATGAAAACTCAATAGTTATACGCGTTTTAGTCGTACCTGACATAGAAGAATCTAACGGCCAAGATTATTTAGCTAATGTTTGTGTCATCGGGTGTAAAACTTAGGTTAGTGCTAGCCCCTGCTACTGCCCCAGCTTGTGCGCCGTTAGATGCTTGCACTTTTAAATCATACTTTGTCTGATTACTTACATTAAACTGTACTGGTCCCATTTTATCTCCTTAGTTTGATAACGTTAGTAAATCGTGTTCAGCATTGTCACAAACCCAGCGGCAGGTTGTTTGATCTAGCACCGCCTCAGCGTGACATATAGGTGC